CGGATTGACGCCTTCGCCGACGGCAAACGTGATGAACTCACGGCCCGAATCCTGATCGGCCAGCACGCCGACGATCTGATAGACCTTGCTGCCATGCGTGACGCGCCAGCTGGCGTCTACGTCGCTCCGATGTCGAATGACGATCCGCGCCGTCACGCGGGACTGGCGTTCGTCCGCTGCGATGAAGGGCGTGTCTGGGTTTCGTCCGTACAACAACTCTGGCGCCGGCGCGATCAGTCTGGCGCAGTACGGTGGTGCGTCGCGCGTCGTGATGCTCGGCTACGACCTACAGCATACGGGCGGGCGGGCGCATCATCATGCGGACCATCCTAGACCACTCGGCAACGCGCGTCAGACATCCGTGGACAGGTGGTTGGTGCGCTTCAGTGAGTTGCGCACGCGCCTTGATGCCGCAGGGGTGGAGTACGTCAACTGTTCTCGCGCCACCGCACTGGACTGGCCGCGTATGACGATCGAGGAGGCGTTGCGTGCGCGAGGCTGAGGAACGCGCGAAGTATCAGCAGATATGGAATCTGCCGGAGTACCGGGAGCGCTCCCCGGGGCTGCGGCACCTCCCAGACGCACTCCGCGTGCTGCGCGCGTCGCGGGGGGCGAGCGTCACGGACTGGGGGTGCGGAACGGGGGCGGCAGCCGAGGCGCTTTCAGCGCTCGGGTTTATCGTGCGTTGCGTGGACATCGCGGATAACGCGTACGGCGGCGCGCTGCCGTTCGTGCGCGCGTGCCTGTGGGATCTGCCGCCTGATCTGGGGCGGACGGACTACGGGTACTGCGCCGACGTGATGGAACATTTGCCGCCTGAGCATGTCGAGGCGGCGTTGCAGGGCATCGCCAAGCGCACGCGCCAGGCGTGCTATTTTCAAATCGCGCTGTTTGACGACCACTTTGGTTCGCAGATCGGGGACACGTTGCACCTGTCAGTATTCCCACCGGCATGGTGGCGCAGGCGGCTGATGCGGTACTTCCGCATCGTGCGTTGCCGCACTGTTCGCGGACGGCACCTGTTTGCGGTCGCGCGGCCGTGAGGGAGTGGATGCGCTGGCGCGGGCAGACGGTGGTGTGTCTTGCCAGCGGACCAAGCATGACGCAGGCGGATGCCGAGTATGTGCGTGGCAGGGCGCGGGTGATCACAGTCAATTCGACCTGGCGGCTCGCCCCGTGGGCAGACGTCCATTACACCAACGACCATGATTTGCTTGCGGCGCAACTGCCGGAGATGCAGCAGCGGGCTCATGGGGAAATATGGTGTGGGCATCCTACCTGGCGGCAGGATGGCGTGCGGTCCATACCGTACAACAAGCGGGTGCGGGGCGTATCGCGGGTTCCCGGCGTGCTGGCGTGGGGAGGAAACAGCGGGTATGCGGCCATGAACCTCGCGTTCCAGTTCGGCGCGGCACGGATCGTCATGCTGGGCTTCGACCAGTCGGACGCCGCGGGTGCGCACTGGCACGGCGAACACCCGGACGAGTACCGAAAGGCGTTCAACTGGCCGATGTGGTCTGAGCGGTTTGCGGAGGCGGCGCGGGATTATGTGCGGCTTGGCGTGGACGTGGTGAATTGCTCGCGCCACACGTCGCTGGCCTGTTTTCGGATGGCGGATCTGGAATCCGTGCTATGACGCTGCAACTGCTCACCGCCACAGGCTGCCGTCCGGCCGCGTGGGCGCTGTGTGAGCGATGGATGGCGCGGCAGACCTATGCTGGTGCTGTGCGGTGGGTCATTGTCGATGATGGAGTCGAGCCGCAGCCGGTCACGTTTGGCCGGCCTGGTTGGGACGTGATTATTATTCGCCCGTCTCCGCGCTGGGAGCCGGGGCAGAACACGCAGGCCCGCAATCTCATCGCAGGCCTGACGGCGGTCACGGGCGCAGACCCGCTGATCGTGATCGAGGACGACGACTGGTACGCGCCCGATTATCTGGAGTGGGTGGCGGACCAGTTTGCCACGCACCGCGTACACATGGTCGGGGAATCGTTCGCGCGGTACTACCACGTAGGACGCGCAGTGGGCCGGCAGTTGGACAACCGGCGCCACGCCAGCCTGTGCAGCACGGCGACGTGCGGCCCCGGGACTGCGGTATTCAGGCGCGTCGTGGGACGGCGGAAAAAGTTCATCGATCTGGAGTTGTGGCGCTCATTCCAGGGGCTGCGCCGGCTGGTGCGGGGCGCGCGGGTGTGCGGCATCAAGGGTATGCCAGGGCGCGACGGCATAGGTGCGGGGCACAGCGATTCGTTTCACGGCCGCGCGGACCCGCACGGCGATCTGCTGCGCGAGTGGGTGGGTGGCGACGCGGAGGCGTATCAGTATGGCAACTGACCTTGTTCGCATCGAAGGCCTCGAAAGCGTGCTGAAAACGCTGCGCGAACTGCCGGCAGAAGTCGTGAGCAAGAACGGCGGGCCGGTGCGCGCGGCGCTCAGGAAAGGCGCGGTGATCATCCAAAAACAGGCGATGGCCAATGTGCAGGAGATCGTCGATACGCCGAACGTGGATGGCCGATTCGTATCGACCGGCCTCGCGAAAAAATCGATCCGCATCAAGCGCGTGCGCCCGCTGAACAAGCAGCGGGGCGAGGCATTCATCGTCGCAGTCAGGTCGCAGCGCTACCCAAACCGGACCATCCAGCGCAGGGGCCGCAAGGGGGCGGACCTGAAAACCAACGACGTGTTGTTCATGCTCGAAGCCGGGACCGAACGCAGAAGGGCGATGCCCTGGATGCGCCCGGCGTTCGAGGCGAAAAAGGGCGAGGCGCTGCAGGTGTTTGCCACGGAGTTGCCTCGCGCAATTGATCGGGCAGTGAAGAAGTTGGCCAAGCGAAACGGGGTCCGAACCTGATGTATCCGCCGGTTTTTGAGCTGCTCGCCGCGTCACCAACGGTGGCCGGCTATGTGGATGAGCGCATCTATCCGCACGGCTACGCGCCGCAGCGGGTGACCGCCCCGTACATTACGTGGGACGTGATGGGCGGGGCGCCAGCAAACAACCTGAGCGCCGTCCCGGACACTGATAGCATCGTTGTCCGCGTAAGGGTGTGGAGCGACGACGCACAGGCCATCTATGCCATTGGGCAGGCTGTGCGCGATTGCCTCGAGCCTGAGGCGCATATGGAAGATGTGCCCATGACCGGCAGGGACCCGGAAACGTTGCGCGCATGGCTGGCGATGACGTTCCGGTTCTGGACCGCGCGTTTCGACGCAACCAGCTCATCTAGCTGACAACAACCACCCGATACCCCGAATTCGGTAGGCATGTGCCTGCCGTGGTCGCGCGCGTGCGCATTTTCTGAGGAAACATCTATGAGCACCCTGAAGACCCAAGGCACGCGCTTGTATTTCGCGTCGCCCGCATCCGCATCCAGCTCCGACGCCGATGGCGTGGTGATCATGTACGTCACCTGCCCGACCGGTATCCAGGGGCTTGGGGGTGCGGCCGATCAGATCGACACGACGTGCCTTGATGCCACCGAACGCACGTTCGTGCAAGGGATTTTGAGTCCGGGGCAAATCACGGTGCCGTTTAATTTCGATCCGTCCGCCGCCTCGCACCAGGAGCTGATGTTGCTGCGCGACGCCGGGACCGTGGTCAGTTGGATGGTCGTGTTCTCTGACGCTGTGACCGCAGGAACGCTTCCAACGTCCGTTGACTCGGATGATCGGCTGGTTTCTGCAGGATCGACTACCGCCGAGTTTCTTGGCTACGTGAGCGACGTGACGATCGACATTCAGACGAACGAGATCGTGCGCGGTTCTCTGGTGATCCAGCGCTCCGGCGCGGTGGCGTGGGATTGGCCATAACAGGCGGAACGGCGATCCATAACGGCGATCTGGATTCCGGCCCCGCTGGCTCTGTGCTGTCTCGCCGTGGCGCATCCGGCGGGTGTCCGGTTCCTGAGGTGTGAGTGATGAGCTACTTCGATGATCTGATCGATGCATCGCTGATCCAGCGCGAGTTATCGGTGCGCGGAAAAACCGTCCCGACGTGGTGGAAACCGCTCACCGCAGGCCAGCGGGTGGAGCTGTTGCGCGGCCAGGTTGTGAAAAGCGACGGCGAAACCGCGTCTGTGGTGGAGGTGGATCTGGCGCAGTCCGCAGAACGCTCGCAGCGCATGGTGGTTATGACGCTGTGCACGGAGGACGGGCAGGCGGTGTATCGCGCGCTGAAGGATCTGCAGTCCGACCCGTCGTGGCTGATCGATGAGCTGGTCGAGCTTGCGCGCAAGGTGCACGACGAGGGAAACGGCTAGACCTCGCGGACGAATGGCATAGGTGGCTGGTGCGTCTGTCGCTGATCATGCGCCGGCCCGTCCACGAGGTCATGACGTGGCCACTTTGGGTCACGCGGGTGTATGCCGAGTTCCTGGGCCGCGAGCCGCTGCCAGAGGAGCGTATCGAGCTCGGGCTGGCGCAACTGACAGCCAACTACGTCGCGGTCCACCGTGCGCCTGGATCGCCCGCGCCGCGTCCTGCTGATTTCCTGCTCGCCCGCGATGCCTGGCGCGACGCCGGGGATGGGTACACCGAAACCGATCTGGCCATCATGAGGCAGCTGCTGAAATGAAAATATCAATCATCCTCGAGGCGCTGACCGGCCGGTTCGAGACGGACATCAAGCGGGCGTCGAAAGAGTCGGAACGCGCGTTCCGGCGCATGAAGTCCGAGGCGAATGCCGCGGCGAAGGTGATCGGCGCGTCGTTGGCAACGGCGGCGGCGGGGGCCGCCTACGCGATCAAGGGTGCCATCGACGAGATGGACCAGATCAGTAAAACGGCACAGAAGATCGGCACTACCACTGAGGCGCTTTCGGCACTGCAATACGCCGCGAAGCTGTCCGACGTATCTGTAGGCCAATTGCAGGCCGGCATGACGCGCCTGGTGCGCGCACAGGCGGAGGCGGCGCGGGGCACCGAGCGGTACGTCGATCTGTTCGGCGCGATCGGCGTTGCGGCGGTCAACGCGGACGGGACGCTGCGCAATTCCGCTGACGTGATGACCGATCTGGCGGACGTGTTCGCCTCGCTGCCGGACGGTGCGACGAAAACCGCGCTCGCGGTCGAGCTGCTCGGCAGATCGGGGGCGGACCTGATCCCGCTGTTGAATGGCGGGGCGACCGGGCTGGCCGAGATGCGCATCGAGGCCGAGCGGCTGGGGCTGGTGATCTCTGGCGAGGCGGGGAGGGCGGCGGAGGAATTCAACGACAACCTCACACGCATGGGCGCCGCTGTTCGTGGAGCGGCAATTGAGGCCGGAGCGCAACTGCTGCCGGTGCTGAGCGACTTGTCCGGGCAGGTGGTTTCGATGGCGAAAGACCCAGCGTTCCGCGACGGGCTAGCGGATGCGCTCCGGGGTATCGGCGAGGCGGCTATCGCCACAGCGAACGGGATCGCCGCGCTGGCGGGCACGATGCGGTTTTTCGGTGAGTCGGTGGCCGCATGGGTCAGCGGCCCGGCCGTTGGAGACTTGCCGCGCATCGATGATGCGATCGCGGAAATCGAGCGCAAGCTAAAGCGGCTTGACGATATGCGCAAGGCGTCTGGCACAAGCGGATCGAGCGATGAGCCTGCGCTGCGGGCAGAGCTGGAGCGATTGCGCCAGATGCGCGACGTGACGCTCGAACTGGCGGCGGCAAGGAAAGAAGTCGCGGCAGTCGCCCCGCCCGGTGCGGGCGCAGCACCGCGCGCCATTGGGCGGATATTCGCTCCGAGCGCCGGGGCCGCAGCGCAATCGAGCGGCCCAAAAAAGCAGTCCACCCGCCTGCGCGACATCTACCTGCAGCAGGCCGACGAGGGGCTGCGCGAGGTCGAGGAACGCTACCGCGAGCACGCGCGGATTCTGGAGGGCGTTGACCGTCTGCGGCTGGAGGCGATGGATGAGCATTCGCGTTCTGTGGTGCTGCTGCGCGAGAAATACGGAGAACTGACTGCCGCAGTGCAGGCTGGGGTCGTCGAGCAGCAGGAGGCAGCGCAGATTGCCGCAGGGCTTGCGCAGCAGTGGAGCGAGCACGTTAAAACCGAGACGGAGAGCATGAGCGAGTTCGCGAAGGCTGCGGCGCAAAATATGCAAACGGCGTTCGCGGACTTCCTGTTCGATCCGTTCTCGGGCTCGCTGAAGAGCATGGCCGCTGAATTCGCCGGGGTGCTGCGCAGGATGGCGGCGGAAATGCTCGCGGCCAAAATTTTTGGCTCACTCGGCAAGGCGGGCGAGGGGAAAACCGGCTTCATGGGCTCGCTGCTCGGCTTTTTCGCGGGGGCGAAGGATGCTGGGGGATCGGTCCCCGCCGGCACGTTTGCGTTGGTCGGCGAGCGCAGGCCGGAACTTGTGGCAGGGCCGGCGACCGTGGTTGGTGGGGCGCAGACGGCCTCTATGCTGCGGCCGCGCGAGCGAGGCGACACGAAGATTCGGCTGATCTCGATCACCGACTCGCAGAACTTCAACGACTACTTGGGCAGCGATCCCGCCGAGCAGACGCTTATCGCGTTCGCCGAGCGGAACCAGGGCTTTTTCCGTCAACTGGTTGCGTCATGATCTGGCCGTTCTGCCCGCGCCCGGAGTTCACGGAGGCTCTCACGTGGCGCACGGACGTACTGCCGACGTATTCCGCTGAGCAGCGCGTTAGGCTGACGCACACGCCGCGTCAGGCGTTCGGGTATGAGTTCGGCATGACGCATCGCCAGTTCGAGCGCGCGCGCGTCCTGATGGCATCCAATGGTGCCG